CTATTCTTGTGGTTTTCGTTTCTTTTGAATTATTTGCCAAGAGTTTGGCCATCTCTGACCAGTAAAGCCCGTGTAGTCAAAACTCAATTTATACACTTCTTTAATCTCGTTAATTATGTTTTCTAAATTCTCAACATCATAATTTTTAACAGAATGCAGCGGCAAAGATTTCATTCGTTCATTCCGCTTTTGAATCTCAAAGAAGAAATTGTACTGCTTATCGTAAATATCATTTACTACATTAATTGTATATTTTGTATTCGGGATTCGTTTAAAAAGTACCTTAATTCTTCCAATAATTATCTTCGTATCTTTGTTCATTGTTAAACACCTCTCGGTAATTATACGAATCTATGTTTGTGTTTGTCAAAATAAAAAAGCCCCTATCCGAAGATAGAGGTTAATGTTTTTTCTATTTGTCTTATTACTACTTTATAACAGTAAAAATCACTCAATCTAATTAAGAGGTTGGGTGATTTTTTGCGGGTTCAATATTCTTTGGAGGAGTATCGTTGACCTGCAACTCCATTATAGTACTTTATATTAATAAAAAAAAGCCCTCTAGCGTTAACTAGAGGGCTTACAAGTATAAAGTAATACAAGTTACTAACTAAAAAAAGGTAAAACTGAGGTTAAAACAAGATTAACATTACTTCCATAAATTGTCTATTATAACGCTCAGATTGTCACATAAAATTCCATAAAGCATACATAAGCCAGCTTAATGTACATTTTATAATTTATATGTAAAAAAGCCGCTAGCTCATAACGAACCAACGGCTTTAATTTTAAATTTAGAGGTGCTGAGTTGTGAAGTGTCCACAACTGAGACTAGTAGCAGATTTCAGCCTCTGCCAAGCAACATGATGCACCACTATCATGCGGGACAATAAATTTATGAAAAGACGAAGAGCTAAAGACAGAAAACAATCTTTATCTCGGTTACGTATCCTAACAGTTTTAATAATAAAACGCAAGTAATCAAAAAAAGCCCATCCAGTATCCAAACTGAATAGGCTTTTTTGAAAGGTTGTACCATAACTCTTTAAACCTTATGCCACTGGTATTATAACCCCTTTAATTTAAATATTCAAATTAAACATATTCTATATTAATACTTGCTTGAATCATTAATGTGAATCTGTAGTCTATCGAGTGGTTCACCTAACATTCCAGCCCAGCTATCATAACCAGCAACTGAACCATTATCGGCACATGTTCCGAGGTAACCAGTACGTTGAGTTGTTTGTGAACGATAATAAGCTTGTTGGTAAGTCTCTCCAGATGGAGTTGTGTAGTACATTTGAACACCGTCAATCGTGTGTCCTTTAATACCAGCTACTCCATTAACCGTATCATTCTTGTTAGCTTGCTTAATCCATGGTAACCAACAACCATCTTCAATTGTGTGGACTCGATACTTAATTGAGCCATGGTTAACCTTGATGTAAAGCAAGTCATTAGCATGGTATGGAGCGCCAGCATAGCCATTGTTACCTGAACCAAAGTTCTTAACATTTGAGTACCAGCTACCACCCTTTTGATGGAATGCATAAGTAACATCTACGCTCTTCTTGTTTGTTGGCTTAGATGGTTTATTCGGTTTACTTGGGGTCGGAGTTTGGCCATTGTAACCATTCTTTGTAATCCCTGTTAAATCAACGTTGCCATCTAGTCCGCCAGCCTTATAAGTCGAGGTAAATTGCCAAATAGCTACTCCGTTCATTGATGGAAAATAGCTATATAGTGGTTTACTTCTAACTTGGTAATCTGCATATCCTGCAATCCATAAGCTTTTATTGCCAAATTCTTTTACGATTTCTTGGTAATTTACGTGTGCTAAAGTGTAAGGCTTGTAAGAGTAGTACATCGGTGTGTACCCAGCTGCTTTGATCCGTCGCATGCCATAGATAATTGCCTTAGTATTAGATTCTTTTTCAGCTAGTGTACTAACATATTCTTTACCATTCCAATAAGTAGCTTTTGCGCCATCCTCATAATCTAATGCCACAATCGAACCTTTTGGTGTCTCTACTTTTGGTAAATAATAGTCCAACATGTTTTTAGCGTTATATTGATTGTCGCCAATTCCATACCATAAATAGGTATGCATTCGTAATCCTTGCGCCCTACCATTGCTAACTTGAGTATTGTAGGTGGCTTGATTGATCAATGTTCCGCCGTAACTACCGCCTAATTGAGCAATACTAAATTCATCGGACTTATAAGCCTTAGTTGGATAGTGACCTTGGAATTTAGACCAGTCTGTGCCTTGACTGCGAGTTGACGCTTGAGACGTAGACGATACCATTACAAGCCCAATAAAAAAAGTCATTGCAATCGCAACGACCCATTTTAATCTATTTAATTTTTTCATTATGTCCCCCTTTATTATAATCATCTTGAAGTTTCACAAAATATTTTTTGATAAAGTCTGGAAATGGCACTCCCATTTGCCCCAAATTTTCAACAACAGATATTGCATAGGTTGCGATATAAAAAATTAATAACGCATCAGCTGTTGGTTGAAACCCGATTGCATTCATGAATGGGTAAATCAATAAAACTAAAAATATTACCGTAGAATGTTTAATTAACCCAAATAATCCCTTAGTACTATTCAATTTACCTGTTCTTTGGTTAATAATCCCTTTAGCCATTCCAGTCCCAATATCTAAAATTACTGCAAACAAAAAAGCAATCATCAATTTATCATCAACGATTGCCATATAGGATTGCAATAAACTTACATGAAATGGCACTGTATTACATCCTCCTTTCTTACCCAAAATAAAAAAAGATACCTATTTGATATCTTTAGTCAATTCTTTCCATTGAATTTCAAAGTAGTTTCTTGCTAATTCTGTTAATTGGGATAGCTCCGCAGACGGAATTTTCTCCATCCTTTGAAAATACTTTTCGGCATCTATTATTCTTTCTAGTAATTCATTTCCCAACGAATCTGACTTATCAAAAATGTGTAGTCTGATTTCCGTGACGGTTTCTACAGCGTCGGAAATTGCTACCATTGTTTTTTTCGCCATTTCTAAATCTTCTTTAGAAATTTTGGAATATTTATTTCGTTCTTTGCTTGGCAACGAGAGATCGACAGATAATTCTCGCTTTTTATTAATAATTTGAACTTGATCAATGCCATGATTAATATCAAAACATTGGCGTATAAATTTGGAAATCAATTCGCGCGTCCTGTTATTCCAATTGATCTTGTTTTCAGCAATTAATTTTTCTTCAATGTTCATCCTAGCAATCTCCATATTATTCTCGACGGATTTTTCAGTTGTTTCTATTTGTGTCTTAGCACCTTTTTGAGCTCCTAAAAATGATAAACCTGCACCAAACACTGATATTCCGCCTGTAATAATTACGTTTAAAGTTGTTGCGTCCATTTCAATATTCTCCTAGTAATTTATTTAATAATCATTTTACTACTAAGAGAAATAAAAACGCCTATGATTTAGGCGTTGGGTTAATTAATGAATTATATTCACCTTGAGTTAACATTTCACCAGCCAGTAGCGTTTTTAAATTGTCTTCGGTGTATAAGCCTTCTTTGTAATAGTCTTTAATATATTCAAACATTAAACTTTACCTCCTGCTAATTTTAATAGAATTTGAGCGTTGAATTTATCTTGTTCTTCCTTTTGCTTAGCTTGATTCAACATCAACTGAGCATTAATTTTATCTTGTTTACTTGTCCCAATTACTGGTAGTTCTGGTGCAACATAATTCGGATTCTCAATAATCAACTCATCTTTTAACATATAAAAAGATGGTTCGAAGTTATTCTCAAAGTCGTCTGGTATTACTCCATCAAATTCTATAAAGTTGATACCATCAACACCACCGTATTTAAGATATGAAATAATTTCATTCTTTTCGTTAAGTTCTAATTTCAATCTAAAACACTCCTTCAATTTTTTTAAGAGAACATATTCTCGTGTTGTCTGTCCATTGGTCCGTTAATGAGTAACTATAATTACGGTCAACGATTAACTTGGTTCCACCGTTATCACTGGCATCTTTGATTTTTAAAGCAATTCCAAAGAATGAGACGCCGTGCTGACTTAACCACGGATAAGTTAGATACGCGATCATCGCTCCAGCTCTTGGAACGGTAATATCATGTTCTCCAGAATTTGAGTCGTTTAGTGTCAATCGTACTTTTTTAAATTTATAAATGTTATCGGTAATCGTCAATACTGTATCAGCTGCAGAAACATTACCCTCCCATAACGGATAGTATTTTTCTACGGTAGACCACCCTAGTGGCGTGGAAGCGTTAGCCCCGCCCGAATTAACATGCTTGTTTCGATAATACGTTTGTCCAGTATAGGCGACAACAACTTTGTATTCCTTATGGTCATTAGTCTGGTCAGCACGGTCAACATCAATAAATAATAAAGCCGTTGCTGCACCAGTAGGTGCATTTTTTAGATTTTGACCGAAGTATCGTCCAGGATCTAATTCATAAATGTCTGAAGCATCATCAACGTGTTTACGATCTCCAATCGCAGATAACAGTTGTTTATACATTTCTGCTGTAATAAAGCCAGAATGCTGGTTATCAGCGGGCATGTGCGCATCATCTCCACTGCCCTCATCGACATATTTTTTTAATGAACTACGCTTCGCAGCTAATGGTAAATCTAGTTCCTTCATATTAAATTACCTCCTTTTTAGTAAGTAATCGTTCGGTTAGTAGCCAAACCGAATCCTTTAAAAATTAGTTTGTGGTTTTCAGCATCCAGCGTGATTAGATTCCAGCCGTCATTGTCTCCATATCTCCAAGATGGGCCAAACGAATTGATTACGCCGATGCTGTTAAATCCGACGGTTGTACTGTAATTTTCCTTATGGTCGTGACCATGGATGTACCCCGCCATTACTCGTGGATCTTGAGCCGTGAAATCAGTTTTTACATTAATTTCGAAGTCTTTAACGTTATTGGTAACGGTCTCTGATGTGCCTTTAATAAAATTATTAATAATCTGGTCAAGCTGTGCTTGGTTAGTGTGATGTCCGTGGGTTGGGTCACTTAAATCATCGTCATAAGGAGTCGGATCTGCACCACAGTGTCCAATGATGATCGTGGTGTAATTTTCTGGTACATTTTGTAAAGCAGTATTAGCAATCCAATCTAACTGTGCTTGTTGATATCCCATATAGTTAATCCCAACATATTTAAGGCCATCATCCGAAGTAAGCTTATCTTCGGGCGTATCATTACTGTCTAGTCCAACAATCCGAACTTTCTTGTTTGGATAATCCTTGTAGAAATAATTACTGTCACCGTTACGATGTTCTTCGAATAGCAAATCAGCGTTTTGATAATCGGCTCTAAATTTAGCAAATGGAATCGTCTCTGGCGTTGAATTTTGGTAAGTTAAATTACCATCACGGTAAGCGTAGAGACGCCACGAACCATCATCGTGGTTGCCTTTTAATGCGAATTTATCAGCATGGTTATTACTTCCATAAAGTAATTCAATTGCAAATTTCTTTTGGTCGTTTAGAATTCCAGGATAGGAATTATTGTGACCATCAATGTTGTCACCACCGGCGACAATTACATCTACATTCTCGTCTAGATAGAGAGCGTGGTTTAGATGATCAACGGCGTAACCCGGGGCGTAGTCGTCTAATTCACTCTGTTGAGCGTAGTGAGTATCCGTGATGAAAATCATATTGAATTTATCTTCGTCAATTGATGCTTTAAGATTGTCTAGTGCCGACTTATTTTCGGCTGAGACTGGTTTGCCAACGATAATTGTGTCATTAACCGGTATTGGCTGCTTAAGTTGAGTTAACGCATTGTTGATCGTTTCATTAACAATCTTAATTTGCGCATCAAAATCAGCTTGCGTAAGTAACCCATCCGCTTTAATCTTATCTTCAAGCGATGAAAGTTGTGTCTTAATCTCGGTAATGGTCAAGTTAATACCACTAACATCAGCATTAAGTTCAGTGATTAAATTAGCTACATCTTTCTCCCATTGCGCCATAGCAGTTTCAAAGTCACCGTTAGCTTTAGTGATGTAGTCTTTCAACTTGCCGTACAAGTCTTCAAAAGGTGTAATGTAATCACTTGGAACTAAGTCGTTATACACTAAATCAGCAAGTACGGTTAAATCAAATTCCAATGTTGTAAGACTTTCGCCATTACGTACAATTCTGAAAAAGGCTTGAACATAGGAACCCGCTACTGTAAATGCATGCTTTGGCATATCAAAACGAAATTTACCATTTTGTGCGTCTAATGTAACACCGTGTCTAGCATCAATAATTTTATGAATTCCATCGGGAAGCTTACCTTGGAACCAATAATTACAATCGGTTAAGTTAAATGGAGATCCATCTTCATTCTTTACCGTTACGAAAACTTGTCGCATTCCATCTTCATTTTGACGAGCTTGTAACCATTGCGGATTAGTTGAGGTACTGTTATCAATGTGGAAATCAGTAATATCATCAACTAGATCACGTTTATCTTTTCCAATAGTAAAAGTTAGATACATACTCATTTATTAAACACCTCTTTCATTTAATTTTTCGTCAATAATCTTATCAAGTGTTGGTTCGTCAATTCCTAAAATAATACGGTTAATTTTTTCTTGCCAATTTTCATTGAATGTATCTAGTGTAGATTGATTGTTGTCTAACACTTGCTTAATTGCTCCTTGATTTTGTTTGGCAATGTTTTCGATGCTTGTTTTATTATCATTGATAGACTTATTAACTAATGCTGTTAAATTCTTAACATCGGCACGATAACCAATAATTTCATCTGTTAATCTATCAACATCATCAATAAGATGGTTCACTACTTCTGAAGCATCAATAGCTTCAAAACCTTCTGCCATCGCTTCTCTCACATCCGTTCCTATTTTGGCATGCCGAATTATATCAGCAATTTCTGCAACTTTTTGTGCATCTTTTTGTACTTTGGTAATATCCTTATACACCTGTACCATCCGCATTACCTCCTTCTAATTTCTTCAATCGTTCGTCTAAATCAGTAATCGTCTGCTGATATTCTTCCAAAGTCTTCTTTTGTTCTTCCAAAGTTTGCTTAGTCGTTTCATCGTCTTCTTTGACCACTTTTAAATCTGTTTCAGCTGTTTCAAGTCTTGTTTTACTGTCCTCAATATCTTTCTGAGTACCTTCATAGTCTTTCTTCAACTGTGGTACATCAACCGTACCTAACTGTTCACTTATCGATTCAACCGTTGCATCAGACGTTCCTGTACGCATGGTTGAGACGTCACCAGATACGGTTGTCATAGTGCTTTTAAGCGATTGAACCTCTTTAGAGATGGACTTAACATCCTTCTGATAATCAGTTAATTTAACCTTCTTATCGCCGATTGTTAACGTTGAGTTGTACCATTTATTGATATCAATTTCTTTTCCAATGATGGATAGAAGTTGAGTATCGGCAACCATTGGATTGATGAACATGTAACGGTCATAGACTTTAAATTTCTTGCCTTCGGGTAATTCTAAAGCTGATACCGTAAACGAATTGGTAGAGGCTTTCTGTGCCTTTATCCATGCTTTAGCTTTGGTTAGTAGTTTAGCCGGATCTTTGATGTTGTCCCATGTAACAATGCCATTGATAATCCCAAATTCTTTTTGAAACTCCGGAATGTCTAGGTAGTCTTTACCATCATTAACTGGCGCAATTGTATAGCGAACGCCAGACTTAATCGTTCCACCTTTTTGGTCGCCCGATTCTTGTTCTGGAATGTTTCCACTGAAACGATATAAGTACCAGTACCATTCTCCAGCCCAGTTGTTGGCATCGTAGCTGAACCAGTTGGCAAGCGTTGGATTTGAACTCTTACCATGTTCGAACACATCAGCGCCGTCTGGATAACCACCGGGCCAACCACTGGAACATTCCAGCACGGTATCAGCATCTTTCATCACAGCCGTATGTCCGGCTGCACCTGCCGATTGTCCTTTTTTACCCATAATAATAACGTCACCAGTTTGCATCGCTGGCAACGTCTTATTAGTTCCTTCGTAGTGTAATAAGTAGCCATGGTTTTTGAGAAATCCATGCAAAGTTTCGGTATTGTACAAAGTTCGATCCGTTTCATGAATTGCCAACTCAATAAAATAGCTGACAAATGACGAACAATCAGCGTGTTTCTGATTCGTCAAAATGTCAGCTCTTCTATAGTCCATAGCATATTCAAGATGTGCAGTTTTAGCTTTTTCAAACATGTCAACGCCAACTTGGATGTCTAGCGTCTGATTAGCTAAAGGTGAATCGGTCGGCTTAAACTCAAGTATCTTTTTGCTTTTTGATTTCGTGTTAAAGATTAGTGGCTCTGGGTCAATCCATGTGCCATTATTAGTGAACGCATATCTCAAAGCATAATCAAAATCTTTCTTAGTAATGCCAATGTGTAAATGGTCTGTAGTACGCACGCCAATAACTTGACCAGTTTTAACGTACTGACCAACCTTTACATGAATATCACTACGACTGGCGAATGCTTCTTGAAAGTCAATGTTGTAGCCATCATCAGAATGTCCGAGTACAAAATATCCTAATCCAGCCATGTTTCCAATTCGGGTAATCTTCATACCATGAATTGCATGTACATCGCTACCCGGATACTTAGCAGTTCCAAAGTCTAATCCATCATGAAATCCATTTTGACGGAATTCACCACCAGCATGAACGCCGAATAATTGACCACCGTCAAATGCTACATGGCCAACCGATGGGAATGGAGAACCCCATCCGCCACCAGTTCCAGCCGGAGTGATATCAACTGGGAACTTATCAAATCTACGTTTTCCAGTCGGGCCCCAACCGCCTAATTTAAGGTCGGCTTCCCAATTGGAATCATTAAGTGTAGCCACGATTTGACCAAATCCAGTAGTAATTTTAAATTGTGAGAATCCATATGCATCATAAGTTGGTTGAGTGAATTGAACTAATCCAATACTTGGATGACCAGCTGCTGCATTACTATCCCAATTATTTACAACCGTCTCACTACCACCAGATTCGTGTTTGATAACATTTTTAAATAAAGAAACCAGTGCATCAGTTATATTAACTTTCATACACTGGGCCCCGAATCTAATAGCTGGGCCCCAGTCGCCGTTAACAGCATGCATTGGACCACTCAACTTCGTACCGTCGTCCGAACTATCATCGTTCTTTTCGTCTGGTTTCTGTGTCTCAATTTGAGCGCCTAAAGGAATAATTCTAGTAATAACACTTGACGGGTCAATTGCCACACTAGCCGATTTCATGTTCTTCGAAATCTGAATTGGTGTGTCACTAGTATGGTCCTTACCGGGGCTTTTTAGGTAATCAAGGTAGTTTTTACCGTCCTTGTACTCTACTATGATATTGCCACCAATAGAATCGGTTAACAGCTTCTTAATGGTGTCTTTGGTAGTGGCATAGTCAATTGTGCGAGATTCGTCGTCCCTGTCGTTAGTGACGTCACAATCACGCAAAACAAACTGCTTGTACTCTGGAACTTGTGAGTTGTGTTCATCAATCAGAATTTTTAGGAACTGTTTAGGAGTTGCTTTTTTAACTTCTAAAAAACGTTGAACACTGTCAATCAGATAACTAGAAGTATCTTCAAACACAAACGTCTGAATGAATTGCCCAGAATCTTTCATTTCACGAGTAGGCTTTAAGGCTCTACCTCGGAAAATAAGCTCTCCATCGTCCAATACTTCCACGTGCGTGTGCATTGGTTTAACCTTGCCAAACAGTCGATTATCTTCGTTCAACGTTAAACTCAACGAACTAACTTCACCTTGTTTAATTGTTAATTTACTACCGTCTGAAACGTGCCGATTGATTCTAGGGTCATGGATTACATAACCGGCTTTATCAGTCGGCTCGTCGTATGCGACAATCTGATACAACTAGACCAACTCCTCTCTTCTGAATTTGAATTCAATCGTTCCGCTACCGCTTAAATTAATTTTGTTCTTACCTACTGGCAAAGTAATATCTGCCTTAGCTCCGCTAGTTGCATCTAATTCCATAGTAGTGAAGAAACTACCTTTAATCGTAACTTTGCCAGTTACAGCAAACCCACACGGTACTGGACGTGAACCGATGTTTTCAAGTGTGATGTCGGTTGATTTAGTTACATTAAATTTGACCGGTTGCCAAATCCAATGATCGAAAATTACATCATCCCAGACATCAGCACCTTCAAGATTGTTTGTAAAGGCAAATGGGTAGCAATCAAATACGACTGTAGCCGTTAACAGCCCTTTTTCGCTATCATCGTCTACTTCCACACTCTTACATTTACCCTGCCAATAATAGGCGTCTTCGTGTGTGTCAACTAAGTTCTGAATTCCTAATGGCATTAGCTGGCGTTTGATTTCTTGTTCAAAATACTTACGGTCGCTGTATACTCCGATTGGAATGACTAGTTTGTAAGTTATTTCACGGTTATCAAAAAAGCGTTCCCCTTTGTACATTGAAAAGTCAAAATGACCTTGCATATACGGAACGCTTTCATTTATTTCATTTTCTGTTGGTGTGGGTGCCTCTCTTGACTGCAACCACCAGCCGACTTCACGAGTATCAAAATCACCAAAAATAAAGCCTTCGGTCGGTTTATCATCGACTACTTTACGTAAAGTTGGTTGTAAATCCCTGAATCTATACTGCATTAGCTCCACCTCTCATTCAATGAAGCACGCTCGCCGAGTGATGTGTCGTAACGTCCGTAAGTACCGCCAACTAAGCTATCACCGTCTAGGTAGATATCAGTATTCTTATCAGCAATACGACGTAGCAAAGCGTTATTTTGTTGGGTAACGGTATTGTCATCGAGCGAAACCGATCCATTAACGCTACCATTAAGTGACGCACTAGATAACGATGGGAGACGATTCAAACTGCTGTCCATTTGAGTTGTATCAATCGCTGGCATTGAAATTTGCATGCTATCAGCTACTTGTCCGGCCATAGCTGAAACGTTGCTCTGAACATTGCTGAATTGCTTCATCAAGCCTTCGTTGAAACCTAACATAACAGCTTGACCATGTGGAATTAAGAGGCGTCTATCATAGCTAATTGGTCCTTTGTGGTCTTTAATCCAACCAGCAATACCACCAACGAAACTTTTAACACCTTCCCATGCTCGCTTAAGCCCGTTTAATAAACTCTTCATAATTGCTTCACCTGCTGCACCTAAATCAACGTGTACAACTGATTTGATGAATGCAACTCCAGCTGAGAAAACAGATTTAATGGTGTTCCAAACCGAGCTTACAATTGTTTGTAAAGCTTTTATTCCTGCATCCCATACGGATTTAATTAAACTAATTCCAGCGCTAATAACTGATTTAACAAAATTAATACCAGCACTAACAATCGTTTTAATTGCACTCCATACAGCATTGAAAATATTTTTAATAGCTTGCCATGCGTCGCTCCAATTTCCTGTGATTACAGCTACAGCCAGCGCAATTATATTTTTAATTACCGTCATTGATGTACTAGCGATTGTACTAATTACCGTCCAAATTAAACTGAACGTTGCACTAATCACTTGCCATCCAGCCGTCCAAATCGCTCCAATTATACTTATTCCAGCAGTAATCAAAGCAGTGATAGTAGTTATGGCAATCGTAATCTGTGTGATTGCTAGCAAAAAATTACTAACAAGTGCCGTCAATATACCACCAATGATCGGTAGAACGATTGGAGTAAGGGCATTAAAAATCTGTGTGACTATTGGAATCAAAGGTGCAATCGCAGTTTGAACAGAAGTTATTGCAGTTTGAAAAACAGTAACTACGGTACTCCACAGTGCTTGAAATACCGGTACTAGAGTGTTCCATGCTGACATAAATGAATCACTGATTGCCTTCCAAGCAGCTGCTAATGTTGGCGCAATTGCATTCCAAATATTAACTAAATAATCTACAAACGATTTCCAAATAGCTCTTCCTTTATCCGTTTTTGAAAAGAATACCGTAAGTGCTGCAATGACGGCTGCAATACCAGCGATAATTAAAACGTAAGGGTTTAATCCTGCTACTAAATTGAATACTTTTTGTGCAGCCGCAGCGATTTTGCTTTCTGCAGCCATATTAGAAAAAGCGAAGCTTAAAAGCTGTGTATCACCTGCTAAATTTTTGATGATTCCACCAATCATCAGTGCATCCTTAACAGCTTTCATGGCAGAAACAATAACTGTTACACCTTTAAAAGCAGCAATAAAAGCCACAACTCCACCAGCTAAAGCTTGAAACTTAGTGTTACTTGCAAGATTCCCAATTGCTTTAACGAGGTTTACTATATACGGTATTGCTGAAGTTATTGCGCTGTTTATAACAGCAAAAGAGTTATTAATCACGACTTTTAAGCTATCAATCATAGTAGCTATTTTAGGTAATCCCGCGTTCTGCAAACCGCTATCTACAGCGGTTAACATGTTTGCCATACCTTTTTTTGCAGAATTAGCTAAATTGGCAAACGAAGTACCAATACCAGCAGAATTTTTCTTTGCTAGAACGGCGAATCCATTTTGACCTTTATTCAACTCAATAAATTTACCGTTAAGCTGATCCATGGTAATAGAACCATCTTGCAAAGCCTTGTATAAATCTTGTTCAGCGGACTTACCAGTAAAGCCAAAGGCGTTGGCTGTTTTCCTTAGAGCGATAGGCATAGTTTCTTGAAGAGTTCTCCAACTCATTAAATCAACTTTACCTGTTGCAAGCATTTGAGAATATTGCTGAATGCCTCGGCTGGTATCGCTCACACTAGCTCCACTTGCTAAAAAGGCATTGTTCAATGCGATTGCAGCTTTTGCACCAGCGGTGGCACTACCTGTTAATGGTGCGAAATCTTGTGCACTTTTAGTAATTTCGTCTAATGATGTTGGCAACCCATCAATTCCATCACTCAAAAGCTTAGCTGATTTAGTAGTGTCATTCATTGAATATCCTAGAGCTTTCATGACTACCGGATATTTGTTCAATGTATCAAACCTTGATATAGCTCCACTCATAACTGTTGCACCGCCTGCCAGTGCAGCAGCTTTTGCGACTAATCCACCAATGGAACTATTCATACTTGCTATTCCACTATTAACGTTTTTAGTTGAAGTTGGAATGCTGTCCATGCTAGACTTAGCAGCCTTAAAAACTGAACTAAAGTTTTTATCTACGGCACTAAGCACGGCTGTTACACTATAGCTTTCTGCCATTCGCCTTCCTCCTTTCTCTAATTTCTGCATACTCTTCAATTCGTTTAGCGATAATTTGAGCGCGCGTTAATCTGTTAACCTCATCTGGCTTATCACCTTCAAATTCTGATCTAATCTTTTTAATTTCAGCTTGAACATCGTAAAGCTTATCCAGTGTTTTGTATTTCGGTTTAGGATGCTTGCTACTACCTTTAGTTGCTTGTACTACTTGGTTATAGAAAGCCTGTAATACAATTTCATTGCGCCGATTAGCTTGTTGAATCTGATAAGCTTCCAAGCGTAAAAGATACTCTCTTGGTGTCATTCGATTAACTTCATGAATTGTCGTGCATCCTAGATAAGTGAAAGAATTTAACAGGACTTCTTGATAATCATCTTCAATACTACTTTTTACTTCATTTGTTTTTGTGATGTTTTCGCCATTTCGTTGAGTTTCTTCATGGCGAATTTTACGGGGACTGATTCATTAACTCCCTTTTTGACATCTTTAAATAAACTTTCCATCTCTTTAATTGTGAGATTTTCCATATAAGTCATAACATCTTTTTTCCCGGGACGATTATCATTGTCGGCAGTTGCAAAATACACAATATCCGCTAGTGATTCAACGTCTCCCATATCTAATGCAGTATTTGTGTACAATGCTCCTAAATTAACTCGCATTCCATCACGTTCGGTGTTCCATTTTTCGTTAGTTTCATGAATGAACGCAAATCCAAAATTTAATTCTTGTTCTTTTCCAGCAATTGTAATTTTCATTGTTTTTCCTCCGTAAATTAAAAGCCGCCCCTATTAAGGTATTGTTTGCTTTCTTGGCGACTAAGATTAATTAAGCTGCTTTTTGAGTGCTTGGTACTTCTTCATTAGTTCCAGCGTCTTCATCTTTCCATGGAATTCCGCCGTTAACTTCTGCACCATCTTCACCTTCTGTGACAACATCTAAACCACGGAACACGTAATCTAATTCAGCTGCTTGATCGTCTGTAAGAGTTGTCCAACCTCGTTGAGGCGTTCCAGAAATAGCAAATGAAACATCACGTTCAGATGTATCACCAGCATCGTTAGAGTTATCATCTTCTGAAACAATGCCTTGCATATACCATGCGAAGTATTTACCATCTTTGTTGCGACGCTTACGTACCACGCCCCAAATTTCCAATACTTCGTTGTTGAGAATCGAATCAACAAGTTGATCAGCAATTTTTGAAGTATTGTTAAGAAAATCAACTTCAACATCAGTTTCAAGACTTGCAGTCGTTGCAAAGCCTCCATCTTTTGTATCTGTCGTATCTGAATCACGTTTTAAATCAAACTCAAATGATGTTTGAGCTGGAATTAATGAAGCCGCTTCTGTTTTAGCGTTTGAACGCTTACGAACGTAGCAAACAACATCATCACCGGTAAGTTTTATAACGTTCCCTGTAGTAGTTTCTGGCATTTTAGTTCTTCCTTTCTGTTATTGAATTTGTAGTTCGACTGTCACAATTCCATGCAACAGCGTTGAATTAGGTACGCTGGTATCAATCAATATTCGTGTTGATTGCTGTTGTGCTTGACCGTAATACGAGTAGTTTTCCGTATTAATATGACCAATTGAGGCATAAAAAAAACGCTCAACCATTTCGTGAATGGTAGAACGTTGTTTCGGTGTGCCCCAGCAATCAAGCGTTAATACAATTGAGCCAGTTAATTCTGTTTTTGTGTTTCCTTTATTATCTTCAATCCCACTTAATACCACAAAAGGGTATTTAACCTTTTCGTTTGAAGCGGGTAGATAGTCGTATGTGTCATATCCTAACTTTTTCGATAGCCTAAAATAATAGTCATAAACATCTTGCATTGGTGATTTTTTAATATTGACCACCTACTTTGTTAAATTCTTTAAATCGTTAACGAATGAGTTTCGGTACTTTCTGAATGCTGGGCCCATAAAGGGTTGTGCTGCCATAAAACGAGTACCAAATTCTGGATATCCAGAATAATCAGCTTTGGATAAAATTTTGCCAGTACCTCCGCCGTCGGCAATCTCAATATCAATATTGCGTTTTAGGTTACCAGTATCTACTGGTGCTTTCTCCATGGCCTCCCTTTGCATTCCAGAAGTGTTTCGCTTAACAATTTCTTTTACTTGAGCTTCTGTAGCAACACGAGCTAATTTATTAAAAAGTGCCTTATCTCCCGTCACTTTAAATTCATAATTACTCATTCTGCGTTTCCCCCACGATATAACTGTTTATCTTAAGCGGATGTACTCCAGTTTCAAGCGAATAATAAGTTTTGCTATCATTTATCCTCAGCATTTCCCAGTCTTCGACAAACGGCTGTATTAGTCGTACCACGAGCCTATCTGTGTTCAGATTTCCGAACAACTGCATTGAACGGTTAACACCTAAGTGAGTTACGTTTGCGATTACTGGTTCACCTACTGGAATTGGCTTGCCGTCCGGATTATCTGGGTCATAATGGTCATTTGATTTGTAGAACTGAACTCTATCTGTAAATCTCACAAGATTACCTCCCAGAATATCCAGAAATGAAACTCACGTGACCTAGAGTTGTTGGCTTGTCCTCTTCATCTGCTAGCCAATCGGTAATATCGTCTTTGAAGTCGTCAAAGTCATTGCTATTAAACGTGATTGATTCGCCTTCTTGAGAATAGTTGGCCATGCCTTCATTCTTTAAACGGTTAAAACGTCTAACAGCTACTTCTAACAGAATGTAATTGAGTTCTTCTGGAACTTTTTCAGTAGCTTTTTTGTGAAGTTTAACTTTGAGAGAAGCCTCTGTATTAGCAACAATTAAATTAAGCAAGTTATCTTTACTAGTATCATCTTCATTCATCGCTATCAATACTTTTAAGTTCTTTAGATTGTCCATCTAATCACCTCTAAGCTGCTTCTGTAATCGTTACTGCTAACGTTACTGTAAAGTCTCCGTTTGTGAATGTAATAGTTGCTGTACCAGCTTTAACACCAGTAACTGTGAACGTTCCATCACTCTTAAGTGCTACTGTAGCAACAGTTCCATCGCTTGATGTAGCAGTCGTTGCCTTAACAACTGCTGTAGCATCACTGGCATCAACTGGATCACTTGCAATAGTGATATCCTTGCTGTCGCCCACCTTTTCCGACAGAGTTTTCTGGCTAGCCGTGATACCGCTAGCTGGTGGGTTTACGCTTTTTTTAATGTCACCTTAACAACTGCTGCTTTGTTGTCTTCAAGAATGAATTCACCGGCCATACCGGCGCCTTGAAGTGCTACACCATCGAAATCTTCTGATTCAATCGTACGAGCTGTATTGATACCAGTAAATTGACGAGCGATATTCTTGATTGAAGTATAAGCAATCTCGCCTTCTTGGAACTTAGCATCTGGTGTTTCCTGAATTTCAAATCCCTTGAAATGAAGAATATTGTTTTCGTCAATGTTAGCTGATGAACTCTTTGATGATGTAGTCAAAGGATGGTCAATAATTGCGTTGTAAAGTTCTGCATTAACCCACGCTTTCTTTTCTCCGATAGTTTGGAGATTAACGTAAATCGATGAAAGTTTATTGAACAAAGCCAATACACTATCGTTAGTGATTTCAGTAATGTTTTCAGTCTTACCAGCGATTTTACTAATGAAAGTACCGCCTTGGTCATCAAACATTTGAGTCTTAGCTTGTGCTTGTAACTCTAAACGGTCAGCTGCTGCATCCTCAAAACCATTATTAACAGTTGCACGGTCAATACCTTCATGGAATACCCAATCCCATGAATAATTAACATCTGTATCTGTGTAGATGATTTCTTTACGTGGTCCAAAACGTGTTGAATTTCCTGTACCAGTACCAAATGCTGTGTTGGCATCTGTTTTATATGCACGGTTTTCATCACTATCTACCGTTCCTTTAGTGATAACCATTGGAATGTCACTAGTTTTAAGTGAGAATGCTTTGGCGTTATTAGAAACACCATCTTCTGCTTGAATTGAACCACCGAAGAAATCACGGAAGTAAGCTTGCTTTTGATATACCGCTTGTAGTAATTCCTTAAATTGAGGTTGGAACGTACGTACCGCTTGATTATTATTTGTTGCTGGCATGGATATGCCCTCCTTTATTTATATTTATTTAATTTAGCTGTAAAGGCATCTGCGACTTGCGTGCCTGTATCTTTAGGTGTTGAGCCTTTTAGGTATCCTTTACGTGCTGATTCAGTCGTTTTAGCAATCAATGATTTGATAGCTACGATATTCTCGTAAGTTTTATCATCATCATCTGTAACGATTAAATTAAGAATACTGTCATCAACGTTGATATTATCTTCTTGAAGGACTGAACGAGTTTGAGAAAGAACCTCATTGCGTTTCAATTTAGCTTCGAGTTCTTCATTCTTCTTGTTGAGCGCTTCAAATTCTTTCTGTTTCTTTTCATCATCAGATAACGACTTAATGGACTTATCAGGCTTCTTCTTTTGTTCATCAAGTTGTTTCTGTAAATCAGCAACTTGTTCTTCTAACGAGTGTTTGTTAGCCGTTTCTGAATGCAAACGTTTCTGCAATTTTTCAACGGTTTCATCAATCTTGCTTTCTTTACCATCGCCATCCTTGCCTTCTTCTCCATCTCCGCCGGCTGGAGTGTCAATTGGATCAGTTGGTTCTGTATCTGGATTGGCTGGTTCTTCTGCGAAAAACTGTAGATTCATTGGCATTAATTTTTCTTTTTCCATATCATTCTCCATTCGCATTTACGTGTGCCTCGAAATTAGTTTTACGTTCTCCAACGAAACAGCTTTCTCTTTAATGCCTTTAAGCAGTAAGAAGGCATAAAAATAGCGATAACTAATTAAGCTATCGCTTTACATTTCACAATTTAATTTTGATACTATCTTTCCTTCGTCCATGATTAAACCTAAATCAGATAGCTTTGATTGAAATTCATCTAATGCTTCATTAACCGATTTTAAGCTTGCATCCATTGTATCCACAACCTGCTGTGCCTTATTCAATGTTTCGCTAAAAGATACATCCTCACATTCTAATTTGGCTGTAACAGTGTAATTATTATTGTCTTTCTTTGAAGATTCGCTAATTTCGAAACGATCTAATACTGCTAAACAAGCTCCGAGATGTTCGTCAGGATTTTCAAATCCAGCTTGCCGAATGCAGCTTCTAATTAACTTAATTCGGTCAATACATTCCATTTTCTTAAAATCTTCAATACTCATATTTATTCCTCTTCTTCCGATGCATTTATTTGAAAATCATAACCAGGCTCTAAGTCATCAAGTCCTTTTAAACGACCAATAATTTGTAAGTTTAACGTTGTGAAATTACCCAACTCTGAATGCATTTTTACATCTTGAACACTTCTAATCCTATGACCATTAATGAATAATCCTTTGTCATAAGATCCATTATTTCTAATTTCAAACGTGTTTATCGATTCTTCAAATTCAATATGGGAATCGTCTTTTCCAGTCTTCTTAACTTTTTTATCCAAACTTTCAATAAAAGCAAAAATACTTTTCTCCGAATTCATCGTGTCTAAGCCTTTTGCGAATAATATTTCATGAATGTATTCTTGTTTCTTAATTTTTGACAATTCTATAAATTCATCAAATAACATTTTCATTCCTCCTTGTCATACCACGCTGAAATGCTACACATACAATTTGGATGTACTGGCTGTATTGGAACATCATTTACTGTATAAATTCCGTCGTTTGTTGCTGCTATAGAAGCACACACCTTACAAGCTGATGGTTCAGCAATCCATTTAACATATTTGTAGCCATACTTTCTAAAGCTGTTCAATTGTGCCTGTGCTTGCACTCTTGACGTTTCTGTTCGTGCTAACCGTTCAGTAACATACCTAGCATTCTTTACCTCGTCTTTGAGATAAGGCTTTAAATCACGTGCAATTACTGTTGGATTCAAGCCTTGTACCATTTGTTTAGTTAGTAATTGGTCAAGCCTTGCCTTAAACACATCACTATTAGCCCACAATCTTTCACTAAAATTAGCATTACCAGTTGTTGCCATAACGATACTAGCGGTTTCTGCTGCTTTAACACTGCTTGCTGAATCTGCTAAGATACCAGCTTGCCGTTCCAACTCGTTAATGTATTTATCGTTTAAATGATCGGCTACAGCGCTATAGATATCTATGTTGTTATCAATCATTTCTAATCCGATTTGAGCCTTTAACATCTCAAGACGATTGATTCGCATAGTTGCGTTATACAATCTCAATCGGGTGTTAACTTCGTCTGAAAAGTCTGCATACTCTACTTTGCCTTTCTTTTTGTAAATCGTCCTAGCTTTAGCTACAAGCCTCTTAGCTTCATTTGAGAATGCCTTAACATCTTCTTCCGATACTTTCTTGCGAGCTTCTGCAAGAGTGTAACCTTCACGTTTAGCATAGCGAGTGTATTGATCACTGATATCTTTATTAATGCTCTGTAGCAAAGTGTCATAACGCTCTTGAATTAATCTATCAAAGTCTTTGCCGCTCTTGATATTAGATTCAATCCATTTACGTTCATCAGCTTCACGTTGTTTCCAATACTCATCACTATTCTTCTTCGCCACCGTCTACACCAGCTTTCTGTTGGTCAGTTAGGTTGTCAGTGGCTTCAAGCGAGCTTTTAATTTGCTCTTGCTGTTCCTCTTTCATGCGGTTAATCTCGGACTTAGCATCATCCACAAATGACAACGTAGACAATAATGTTTCTTGACTAACCAAACCAACAAGATTCTTAGCTGTTGAGGCTTCGTCTGCTAAGTTAACTGGGAGGTTGCGAGTGAATTGGAATTTCAAATCTTGCCATGCTTCTGTTTTTGTTGTGTCCAGAATAGTCTCAACACCAAAAGCAATCTTGTAAAGCTTTCGCAACGCTTGAGTAAACTTGCGTTCCTTGTTAGCTGCCATATTCTTCATTGGCAACAACTTGTATTGGAGAGCCACACCAGAACTATTTCCACTGAATGAATCATCATTTAGATTAGCAACCATACAAACTTGATAGATCATATTGATTAAACGGTCGGTTAAATGTTCCTGCATCGCATCTCCGTCCGGCTTAGATAAGAATTCTGCTGTGCCGTTCACTGACTCCTCATTAGGTGCATAAATGATTTGATTGCCGTCCAAATTAAGAGCTAGCTTTCCATCATCACCGTCTAAGTCCATACCTTTTAATAACAGATAGGCATTATCAAAGTAAGCATTCTGATTAGCTTTTTGACTCACTACGTTATTAAGCGCATCAATTAAAGTCATTGCATTTTCAAACACGCCTTGTCGTTCTTCATTGTCAAAGAACTCTACCGCTGGCACTTGTCCAAACTGATTAGCATTAACTTCACCAACTTTATTAGCGCTATCATCAAATGAATACCACTCGTTATCTGTATATACCTGACCAGATAGAATGTTGTTCTTGTCTCGTGTATATCTGACAAATGCTAACGGTTCATGAAGGACACTATCATCATAAATAATGAATGAATTCATCGGTGAACTATAAGCTACTCCTGTCTCACTATTTTCATTTTGAAATAAAAAAGCAATCGAACGTCCGTAGACATCCGCTTGCTTGCTAATCTCATTCAATTTATCTTGGAATGAATTAGTATCATTCCATTGTTGAAGCTTCTCATTGTCGGTGTCATCATCTAACGTGATTTTAGGTGGAATACCCATGAAGTAACCGTTAAACGTCTCCACAATGTAATGCGCCAAATTGTTAACTAATTTATTATCTGGCCCGTGGTCCTTTGCAATCTTATGGAGGATCGCATGGTTTCCAATATACATTTGCCACTTTTTATCGTATTCCTTGGCAAATTCATCGTTTGCAGAAATAAAGCTCCTAATCTCATCAGCTGTTAAATCCGCATCCTTTGGGAATACAAACGTTGTTCCATTAATAATTGAGCCTTTTCCCATAACTGTAATATCGATTATCATCACCTCTTTAAAAGTATTTATTTTTGATAACTTTAGCTTTGTTGTTGTGTCTTAGTACCATGTAGACAAAGTAACGCATTGAATCCATAGCATGGTCATGTTCCTTGATAACTTTGTCTTCGCCGTTGCTGGATGCTTTATCGTCCCAAATGTACGACGCTAACTCTTTAAATAAATTAGGTAGGTTGTCCGTAAACTTAATCAGTCCGTTGTTCATTGCTGATTGTGTTTCACGAATCCCATTAAGCACGTCGTTGTTAGCTCTGATAATGCGATAGTGCCTGTTACGTAACACTGCAATAAAAGAAGCAGCAGACGGATCGATAATTATTCTGGCGTTCATATTACCAACAAACTCATCTAAATCGTTCGCATACTGATCATCTGTCTTCTGGCGTGCGCTGTGTCGTCCATCGTAGTAATACTCTTTTAAGCAATACCAGACGCCATTATAAAAACCCCACAATAGAAATACTGTAGGGTTTTGTGTTCCATAATCGACTGACACGTAATACTTCGTACAGCGCTCTGGTGGCTCGCTGACGACCATTGTTTCTCTATTGAAGTTATCGTATATAACTCCTTCTGACATTACCCACAAGCCCAAAATATAGCGCTGGTAGAACACACCAGAGTAGTTACGTTTATACCTGTCGATGACTTCTTCTGATAGAGATGGATTGTCCTCCATTCGAAAATGGATTCGCAATGCTCGCTTACCTTTTAAATCATCAATCCAATTCAATTTAAACCAATGATAAGGGCCCTCTGGGTTCATGTTAAACCAATACTTACCACCTGTTTTAGAAACACGAGCTGTTGCTTGATTAACAAACGATTGTGGCATTAGAGCAACCTCATCAAAAAAGAATCCAGCTGCGGTTAACCCTTGAACTAAGTCTTGACTAGCTTCGTCTTTACCACCAAAAATAAAAAAGTAATTGACCTTACCGTTCTTAGACACTTCGAACATGTTATCCGTACGGTGATCAACTACTTTATATCTTCTTCCTAATAACATTTGTTTAAGAGGGCGTAAAACGTTACGTCTGAACGAGCCAATCGTTTTACCAGCCATGCCAAACTGTTCTTCATTGAACGTCTCCATGGCCCACATCACATAAGACAGTGACATAATTACCGTCTTGCCAGCACGAACAGAGCCGTCACAGATGATAGCTTCGTGGTCCTTAACTTTAGGACTTCGCCACCACGTTAAGACTTGTTTCTGCTTCACTGAAAACGGGGTAAAATGAAATACTTTAGCTTTCAGTTTCATCTGAATCACCCCAAACTTCTTTAGCACCCTTGTTTAACGCTTCTATAAATCCATCACTATCATTCCCAACGTCTTCTGGATCATATTCTCTAGCACGTGCCTCAGCAATTTCAGCTTCTGCTTTCGCCCTCATACTTTCATCACTAATATGCAACAGACTAGTAATACGGTCGAGTGAGTTCATCATTGCATCAGAATTAGCTTTCTTAAGTCCCTGGTCATATATATCGCTTTCAGCTGCATCATGAACAAACGTCAGTGATTCAATTACCTTATCCAATGACCATTTATGTTTAGCTGCTACTTCTTGCTGAATGTTAACAATTCTTTCATTAATTTTAGGATTGTTGCGCAATCGTGAAGCGGCAACTCGTACAGCATTGTTATCAACGGTCATTTGGTACGCAGCCATATAAGCCCGATATAACGGTAATCTTTTAGCGCCTACCAGTTGGCAAAATAGTTCTTGATTAGCATTTAGTTCATCACTTGCATCCTCTTTTTTGTGTGCACCCTTTTCTGGTTTTGTGTGCACCCTTTTTGGAGGTGATGCACCCTTTTTACTATTACCTCTCTGCCAACCATATCTGTTCTTCCATGACTTAACAGTATTAATTGAAACATCGTACTTAGTAGCTATTTCCTTATACTTCATACCAGCCATGTAATCTTTTTCAGCTTGCTCTTGTTTATTCATTACATATCACCACGCCTCCAATCAATCTTGATAGTTTCTCTTTTTTCTTTAGCCATAATAAAAGGACGATCCTGTTTAGAATCGTCCTTCTTTTTTTGTTTAATTTCTCGGTCTAGTTCGCCAAATATTTTTATCTCTGTTGGACTGCACCAGCCGTACTTAGTCATTTTCATTACTTTTTATTTTCCCTTTATGATGGTCAAAATAGTCAACAACCCACGGCTGCAATGTATATGGAAATGGTGGATTATTTATTTCACCCATATTATATGCATCTAAAATAGCAAATTTTGCCGTTTTTAAAATTATTCCGCTTTGTTCAAGTGCTAAAACATCCGAATCACCTTGTTTTAAATATTCACTATGCTCATCATCCAAATACATATTTGAAACAATTTCTAGTTTTCTACCACTTAATTTTGATAGAAATTTATGTCTTATCCTTATCTCACGTTTTGAATCAAACTTAGACTTAAAAAATAAGAAAGCATCTGAAATTAATATAGACCACATCACCAATGCAATAATTAATACAAACATTTCAAAATGACTATAAAAATATTGAGCATTAAAGTGTTTCTCAATGATCCCTTTAAAAACCAAAAGTGCTGAGCAAACTATTGCAACCACAAATGTAGACTTTCTATCCAATTTTAGAATCTCCAATATTGACTTAATTGACTCAATCCATTTCATTTAACCATCTCCATATTTTTATTCGCATTATTAATTAAACACTAAAAAAGATAGAGCTTCCACCCTATCCTGCGAATAAAAGTATTAGAGATATACCACTATAGTGGCAACGTAGATGGCAGGCCTCGAACCTGCGACATTCTGATTAACAGTCAGATGCTCTAACCAACTGAGCTACATCTACAAATCGAAAGTTAGCTTTGCACATCAACAACATTGGGTGGTTTTATCTAAATTCAAAGAATTGGAGGATTTCTCTTACTTGCTAACTTTCGATAATACTAATTTACACCCATTTTTCGTATAAATGCACTGATGAAAATCTGATAAAAATCCAATAAAAATCTGATTTTTAAAAATAAACATGCAGGTCTTCTCCGGACCAATACTCATATGTATCAGCAAATTCATTCATAGCGTACTTTTTTAAGTCGTTGTATCTTTGAGGTGAATACTTTAATGCTGCTGAAACCCAACCTACGTTGTAACCTTGAATTAAGTCGTACAAGATGATCTGTTGTGAAATCATTGAACATCCCTTAATCGCATTAACGACTCTTAAGTATTCCAACTGGTTATTTGAAAATTCAATGACGTTATCTTCAACATGATTCCCATATTGAGGAGCCTTTGGCATATCATCAATATTAGTAGATTTAAGTTCTGTAGGATTCTTTCCTGCTAGTCTAGCAATTCTGGGATATTCTCTTCTAAAAAAATCTTTAACTTGATTCCCTGTAGCTTTTTCATTTAACTTTGGTAATGTCATAACGTCCATAACCTCCACCCACCTGTATGTTATAATTAGTTGTTGAGTAATTACGTCATAGCGGAAGCTATGGCTTTTTTATTGCCTAAAAGAAAAACTTGAATAAAACACAAATTCCTTTAATTAGAGATAATAAGAATCCCCAACTAATCAGTATCCCTAATACAACCAAAAACAGCTGATATGTCATATACAACAACGTCTTCATGAATTCCTCCTAAAACAACGCCGTCTGTTCTCTTCTAACCCCTAACCAAATGTCATTCCACTGGTTATTACCTAAATCATGTTGTAGTAATTCTGGGCTCTTGATTGAATACCTAAACATTGGTTGTTTTGCAGTGGTTTTGATATAAACCCAACCTCCATCCGTTACACGTAAATCTAGCGTGCCAATATTATGATTGAAGAAATATATCTCTACCTCTTTCGTCAATTCCATGTTAGCCTCCTACTTATTCTTCCAAACGTAATAGATAGCCGTAATAGTTGAAACTGCTAAAAATGCTATGAATACTTTGAACATAAAATAGATCATTGGATCACCTCTACTTATCAACGATAGCTGAACCAGCTTGAGTTGTTACCCAACCATGTTTCAAACGTGCATCAGCTGTTTTGTTATCGATAACCTTTTGTGTGATTGACTTACTAATCTTTGCATTCGCTTTAGCTTCTGCATCAGCCTTTGTTAATTTAGCTTTAGCGGCTGCTTCTGCTTTTGTTTGTCGAGTTTTAGCTTCAAGTTCTGCTTTCTTGTTATCTTGACCAGCCTTGATAATGTCATCAATCGACTTCTTTGTTTGATGATCTAGCGAAGGTGTTCCAAATGATAAATCTTCAACAATGAAACCTTGTGAAGCTGCACGATTCTGGAATTCTTTTAGTAAATCTGATTGAACCTTAGTAGAATCTGTTCCAACTACTTCTAGCAATGTGTATTTACTCATACTCTTACGTCCGGCAGCCGTTAATTGTTGATTAAGCCATCCCTTTTCGATTGATTCAACATCAACATTTCCAAATTTCTTGTAAACATCTGTAGCCTTAGTTGGATCAACGTGATAAGAGTAATTAACTTCTACATCCGTTTTCTTTCCGTCTGATGAAGCAAGAGCAATCTTTTGCTTAATTGTTTGTGTCTTAATCGGATATTGAGTTACTTTGTCTAATCCAACCCAATGTACGCCTTGACTCAGAGCCTTATTTTTAACGCCTCCGCTCATCGAATATTCAATCCCTACATTTCCGTTATCAATCTTTTCAAAGAACCAGAATCCACTAATAACTAGCAAAACTGCTGTAATAACAACTGAAACAATAATTTTAATTCCTTTTCCTTCATCCATTAACTTTTCCTCAATTCTTAAATTTAATTTTTCATATCGTTAATTTTTAGACGTTCATGTATCCTTATGTAACTTAATCATCTAGTCCAAATTCTTCGATATGGAATCCTTCGTACTCATAATTTTCAACATCGTCATCTGGTATATGCTTCTTAGCCTCTTCAATGCTTGAATACACACCCCATACTTCAACCTCATCGTAAAATTGCCACCAAAGTACATAAACTACCATGCCCTTGCCTCGTATGTTTCTACATGCGAATTGTATTCTTTAACAAACTCTTTCTTTTCATCATCCGTTGCTTCTTCAAATTTTGTAATATCGTCATTTAACCGAATAACAAGTTGTACACGTTGTTTCGTTTCTCCTCTAAGCGTTCTATTACTTAAGAAAGGTTGTCTAATAATCCTTGTTTCATAAACGTATTGATTGTTATCATCAAGAGATTTGCGTTCAATTTTGTATATTCCCTGCCTTATATAGACGCCATTAAGCAATGATTTCATACCTAGTCGCATTGCCCACTCCATTTCATTAAGTCGTCTCTTTAATTCTGTATTAGAGGTGTAAAGTTCAGTGGTTTTGTTTTCAAATCTAAAGATGAAACGTTCGATCCAAAATATTAAGAGTATGCCTACAACAAACGCCACAGCAGTTAGTACTATTACCATTTATTTCACCTCTTCATAAGTCTTCTTGAAAATTTCATCAGCAATAGCCCAGTGTTCATCATTGACACCTGTAGCAATCCAATCACTTGTATTTATTTCAAAGTTGCCTTCAAGAGTAACGATATATACTTTTCCAGGGTCAATGTGGCTGTTAAATCTAAAAGCATCTCTTCCATCGATTAGGTGGTACTTTTTCATCATTTCTTCTGAACCATCGAATTGTTCAGCCTTGATGGTTGCTGTTTTACGATATTCTTTTAGCATTATCTAATCCTCCAATTTTTCTGCTGGCTTTCTGCACACTTTTCTACAGATGCCTTTATGATTGTTGATATACCAACGATTTATCTACACATTTTTCTGCAGGTTTTCTGCTGATCTATGGTCAACTGTTTCATGTGACCAACATGGTCCGAACTATTTCCATTTTGGAAACAACTGTAGATTTACTAATTTTCCAACTTCATAAAAAACAACCAATGCGTTTTACTACGTTTATCACCAAATAATGGTATGGCATGCATTGCTTTTAAAACTTCACTTAACTTAATCTGGTCGTCATTCCACTTAAAAACTAGCGTTCCATTCGGTTTTAAAACCCGCATACATTCTTCAAATCCACGTTTTAAATCTTGTGGCCACGTTGATTTATCAAGCTTTCCGTACTTTTTAACTAGCCAAGAACTATCACCAGCTTGTACCAGATGTGGTGGATCAAACACAACTAAATGAAACGAATTATCTTCAAATGGTAAATTTCGAAAATCAGTAATCACATCTGGATTAACTTCGATTGTTCTTTCTTTACCACGATCCATAGTTGTGTATGTTTCTTTACGTTTATCACTAAAAACAACATTAGGATTCTGTTTATCCCACCAGAACATTCTGCTACCAGCAGTTACATCAAGAATCGGTTTACTCATCTTCTATCTCCTCAACCTCGTAGCCAGTAACAATCGCATTAAGCAATAGTTTTTGATTGTATATATTTTTCATCCATTCATACTGTGATTCTGTACCACCAACATAATCGCCCATCCAAGAAATAATTCTCAATGGGTCTACTTCATCGTCATAATATACTTTTGCTTTTTCAATCCAATCAGCAACGAATCGTGGAATAACTACTTTCTTTGATTCTTCTAACTTTTCTGCTAAATCAATTGCCTTTTTTAATCCGTCAAAATATCCAGCATAATAATCATCGTGTTTGGCATCTGCTGCTTTATCAGCCATATGTTTTTCTAGCATTTGTTTATAATTTTCGATATCTTCAGAACTTATTACATTCACACTCATTTTCTAGCCCTTCTTTTTCTCAATTCTGGAAAAGTCTTACGCAGTATTTTTAAATCTGTTTTAATCGTGGTACCTGTCATATGTGTACTCGCTGATATTTTTGAAATTGAAGCTCCTTCACGGAACAACTTTTCAACTTTTTTACGTCGATTAATAATCCCTGGTATCTTTCTACCTCCGCCATATACCTCAACGTCACGATCATATTTATCGAATGCTTTACGGTACTCTTCATACTTACCATCATCCAGCAATTCTTCTAAGTATTCTTTACGTGGCTTTATGGGCTTTATTTCAACAATCCGCATCGCTTCTGGGGCAACGTACTCACTTCCGGCACCGCCCTTTTCTGTGATGATCTTCAACAAAGTTATCGATGCGCCACTTGTTAACATCGGAAGCTCGCTTATCTTCGTAATATATTTTTTTAGATATCATTCCAATTAATCGAAACATTGCTAATCCTCCTAGAACGGTAAATCGTCATCCTTGATATCCGGCATGCTATTAAATGGATCATTAGGATTTCTGCTAGGTGATGATTTACCATTTTGTTGATTCTGGTAGTTTTGTCTATTGTTTTGAGGTCTATTCTGTTCAAATTGTTCATTTTGATTACTGTTTTTGGACTCAAGTAGTGAGAAGTTCTCAGCTACGACCTCAGTAACGTAAACTCGTTGGCCTTGTTGGTTTTCATAAGAACGGGTTTGAATCCGTCCGTCAATGCCAACTAATGAACCTTTGTGAGTAAAGTTACAAAAATTTTCAGCAGCTTTGCGCCACATTTGACATCTAATAAAATCCGCTTCACGTTCACCTTGTGAATTAGTAAACTGACGATTAACAGCTACTGTAAAAGTTGCAACTGCTACACCGTTGCCGGTGTATTTTAGTTCTGGATCGTTAGTTAAGCGTCCGACTAATACTGTTCGATTAATCATTAGATTCCTCCTCACTAGCTAACTCACTTTGAATTTGAGCACAATTCTCACAAATCCAAAGCACTGGCTCACAATCTAGTTGTAGCGTCGCAATTTCCTTGCATACAAGGCATTTAGGTTTCTTGATATGTCTCAAATACCAGTCATAGAAAAACAACTCTACATCATTACAAAACATTTTCAGCACTGTAATTCCCCCTAATTCCTAATTTCTTCAAATCTTCAAGTTTTAATTTGATACCCTCAACTGGAACATGGTATTTTCTCGAGAACTGAACGGGTCCGACGTGTTCAATCTCTTCGTGATGTTTTCGACACAATGCCATTACATGGCGTTTAGTATGATCAACTTTGTTTCTGTTCGTACGGCCTACTACATCAATGTGGTGGATATCGGCTCGTTCATAACAAATCGTACAAATTCTGTGACGACAGCATTCGTACAAGAAATACTGTTGATCTCTAGGCAGTAGTTCATAGCCCTTCTTGAACGGCACACGCCATTCAAACATAAAATCGATAACTAGGTCGAGTAACGTGTTAGCATCGCTCACGGACGATTTAGTATCGTCTGACAAGCTAATCTCTTTACCAGCTGTATAGATTTCGTATTGTGTGTAGAAAATCTCCTTGAGATAATCCTTCGGCGTAAACGACCAGATCGCAATGTCTTGCAGTAAAGCAAAGAACAATCGCCGTTGCTGGGCACTGGCTTTACGAGTATCGGCCACTTCGAAATCAATATAGAACTGGTCAGTTGAACCTGCGACGGTTTCTAAGTGATCTTGATTGAGTGGTTGGTCCAAGTGAATGATTAAATTACCGCTACGCATCACGGCTCTTGCTCTTCGCATTGCTTATCCCCCTTTTATCGTTTTTAGCTTTTCAAACTGCCGTTGAATTTCTTCTGGACTAACAGTAGGTTTAGACGTTTTAGCTGGTTGATTGATACTGTTGTCCTGGGCCCAGTCAGGCAACGTCTCACGCTGTATAGTCTTTCGACCCGTAGTCGGAGCTTCTGGAGCAGTATCGTACTCATCCTGCCATCCCTTTTGTTTAAACCACGTTTGGCCGTGCTTGATATAGCGTTTTGGCGTCTGCTTAGCTTTGATTTCTGCAAGGTAATTGTTAATGCCTTGCTTAATTTCATCGTCAGTAGCACCATATTTAATCGATTGTTTGTAGGAATTCCATGCTGATTCTTTGCCTTTTTTATTCGGATACAGCTTCCACAATGATTCGAAATGGTCACGGTCAGCCACCGGCTTAGGTGGTTTTGACGGTTTATTATTATTTGTAGTAGTAGATGTAATAGTAGATGTAATACTATCTCTTAAATTATTTTGTGTAGGGTTCTTAATATTTTTTGGGTAGGTACCCAAATTATTTTGTGTAGGGTCATTAATATTTTTTACATAGGTACCAAAATTATTTTGCGTAGGGGTATCAAATAATCTAATGTAACGATTTTTGATTTGCTTTGTTCCATCTTTGTAGATTCGTTTACGTGAGATATATCCTTTACGTTCAAGAGCTCTCAACCAATTTTGAATAGTTGTGTTGGTCACTTCATATAATTCAGCGAAGTAAGAATCTCCCGCCCAACAATAACCATCTTTCTTCGTAAGGGCTGTAATCTCGCCGTACATGAATCTGGCACCCATTGGCAATGATTTATCATAGCGAACATTAGCGGGCGTGATTGAGTAGTAATTTGGCTTATCTTCGTTCATAGCAGCCTCCCTTAATCCAGTAATGAATCTATATCAACAAATCCTTTAATTTGTTGTCTACTTTTACAAAAGTCACATTTCTCACAAGGTTTTGGATCAACCTTGCCTTTAATTAAATTAATGATATGTGGCATCATCTGTTCTAAATCGAGCAGTGCATCATCTAGTTCTTCTTGCTTGAACTCAATTCCTAGAACCTCTGGTACATCTTCTTTTGAAACCCCAAAAATAAATGGTGCAAATTTTAAAGCATAATTTTGACGGATAATTTCTTGATAAATCGCCATCTGCAAATCATATCCATAAGCCGTAACAAACGGATTCCATTGTCTTAGTTCGTTATCCCAGAACTTGGCATGTAAATTCCGTGATGTTTTTAGATCACAGAAGTAAGCTACGTCATTTTCATCTTTAGGAACATGTAAGCAATCAATTCTAACTTTCCAATCCATTCCAAACATTTTGCCAGTTAGGATAACTTCTTTTTTTCCTTGATAAACACCCTTAAACAAGTTCTGTCTTTCTAAAGCTTTAACCATCTTGTCAGCTAAAACATAGTTACTTTTTAACTGTCCTTTGTTCTTCCCACGGGAACTAATTAATTCGTTTGAATTATCTTCAATAAATTCGTTATGGGCTTCCTCAGATTCGAAGTAAGTATGAAGGTAGTTGCCCATCAACAGTGCTGGGTTAGTCTCATCAACACTTGGAATTTCTCCGTTAAGATAAGCCATCGCCTCGTACTCACACTTCTTAAATCGTTTATACAAAGAGAAGGACATATAACTTTCAGTTGATAAATCGTAGTAATTCTCTTTATTCAGCTGCGGTTGTTTGCTCTTCATTTTGACTACCATCGTTTGCTACCTCCTCTTTTACTTCTTCAACTTGCTTAGCGTTTTGAACATTCGCAAATTTGTTAGCAAGTACATTACCAGCTTCAGTGCTATTTACTTCCTTACGTTCTTCAACTTTATTTGAACGTTTTGTTGCGTTAATATCCTTATCATCTTCTGTATAAAGCGCCCCTAAATCTTGTGGAAATGCTTCACGTAAAGCATTTACCATAGCCGATTTACGAATCATAGTAGCTGGCATACTTTTCCAAGTAGCTTGGTTTTTGTTAAATTCTTCGAATGCAATCTCAACATGTGTTGGATGCTCACGATCTTTACGGAATACATCCGCCCAAGCACCAACTATCCTGTCAGATTTAAGTGTAAATGCTCCCTTTGTATATACAATTTCATCTTTACGTTCAACAATGCATCCTGCTTCAATTCCATCGTAATTAACGTTTGATTCAGCCCTTTTCATAAAGGCTTCTTTAGAAGTGATAATTTGAGCTGGATTACCGCCAAACTTAACCAAGTAAGCTTCATTCAAGAATGGATTCAAATGTTGGTATCTACATAACTGGATGAACATCGTTACTTCTTGGTCACTCACATTTCCGTTTCCACTCGTTAAATAATTTTTAACCATAGCTCTTGAAAGAGTTACCGATTCACCATTAACCTCATACACAACCTTTTTCTCTGTTTCGACTACTGCAGTGTTTTCATTTTGTACATTACTCATCATCTTCTACCTCCGTATTTTCTACATATGATTGGCACTGGTCTGGGTCTAGATAAGCGTCCTCCGCTTGTGAGAATGATTCCATTAAATCCCCATTAGGCATGTACAGCACCTTCTTTCGGTGGTAGAATTGATGTATCAAATTGAAACAAATGTTTTGAATCTCGTATTGGCGTACGAGATTTTTTTGTGCAATCAATTAACATAGTGATTACCTTTCCTTTCCAATTTTTCAATACGCTTAGCATCATCTTTCGGATCGCTTAACAGACTAACCATCTGTGATGACGCTAAAGCAATCACGATTAGTTTCAAAATAAATATCATCTTCATATCCTCCTTAAATTAAAGTTTCTTGGTTCTCTTCAATCCACTTATCGATGGCTTTTTCTGAATATCGAATTCCTCTACCATGTCCAATGTGTGGCAATGTAGGATAATAATCTCTTTTAAAAAGCTCATAACCGACATGTAATTTTTCCATCACTTCGTCTTGCGTCAGTAATTTATCGGACTTAAGCGTTTGATTTATCCGCTCTTCTATCTTTGGAATAATTAATTCAACCACTCTGTCGGCTACCTTTTGATCAATCCCATCTAAGCTAATTGCTGCCATCTAAATCACCTCCAGTGCCATATCTAATGCAATCGCAAAATCATTCTCGGCTTGTCGCTCTTCTGATAGTTCTTTCCTGAACTTAATCAAAAAGTCATGTTCGTCTTGACTCCATCCAGTTTTAGCAAGTATTTCCGTTACCTGTTCGTTAAGGATTCTTCGTTCACTTTCTTCTTTGTTAACTCTCACAAACTGAGACAACGGATCTTTACCATAGCTATTCTCAGTAAGCAGCCTTGTATCTAATATGTAGTCCGCAACGACAAACCTAAATCGTTCATCGTCTAGGACGTCAACTATATACAAAAGCTTGTCTACAGGTATCTTGTGTTCATCACTTGAAAACCAATTAGAAACTGCTTGTTTAGAAACGTGGATTAATTCGGCAAATCTCGTTCGACTTAATTCCTTTCTTTTTAAACACTTGTCTAATTCAGCTGTAACGTCTTCTATTACCAATGTTTACACCTTCTTTTTGTGTACCACGTGGGATTTTTGTTCACGTGGGGTTTTTCTATAATTAAGTCATAAGCTAAATAACCATAGGAACAGTCATTACATTAATTTTTCTTTTGACCGCATATTCCGGAATAGCACCACGGCACATACCTTGGAATGCTAGTTCTGGAATCATACTTGGTGCTTTCTTGCCATTAATCTTTGGTGGGTTAATAGCACGCAAGATGTCTTCTTCATCTAGCCAGTCATTACATAGCTCATACCACTGAGTCATACCTAGTTGTGAATGCATCGCCTTTGCTTGGTTAATATTCATGCTGTCACCTCCTTTTGTTCTATTTCAGAACTACTTTTTGTAAAAAATTTTGAGTATGGTATTTTCAACATTACTTTTAACTGTGGTAACATATCCGCTTTGAATGCATATGATCCAGTTTTGTATTTATAGTAAGTTGAGCGATTCTTGAATCCCAAGGCTTTTGCCATTTCTTCATCAGAAATATGCAACTTTTTCTGTTGAAAATTAATAAGTTCTAAATTAATCATTTGCTACCTCCTTGTTCTGTTTTAGCAACTTACAAGTATTATAATATAGTTCTAAAACAGAAAAGTCAACAACTTTTTTTCTATTTTAGAACTTTTTGTGTTTTGAAACAGAAATGATGTTATTATTTTGTTGCTAATATAGAAACGAAAAGAGATGATATACCTTGACAAAACAAGAAGAAGAACAAATAAAAATAGGTCGTAGAATTGCAGAACTTAGAGAATCTAAAAATATATCACAAACAGAATTGGCAAGTAGAATCAATATAAATCGCTCAGTTCTTAATAGAATAGAGCTTGGCACACGCCCTGCACGTGATTTAGAGCTTAAGGGTATCGCCAATGTTTTGGACGTTTCTACTGATTACTTGGTTGGAAATACTGATAATCCTAACTCCGCGGATGACGATATGAATACTGTTGATTTAGATAAGGCTTTATCAGAAGAAGGAATGGCCATGTTTGATGGTCAACCACTTTCTGAAGAATATAAAAAAGCTCTGTTAACAATGCTCAGAGCTGAAAAACGTGGTGAATAGTTTATGCATGATGATTTATTAGCACGTCTTATTTATATAGCAAGTAAATCAGGGATTAAGATTAGAGAAATTGAAGGAAATATTTCAGATCCAGATGTTGCTTTCTGTAAACGTAAAATAATAAATTTAAATGGTAATTTTGATTGTGAAATAAGTGTTGCTTTTAGATTGGCCCATGAAATTAGTCATATTCAATTCTCTCAACCTTCATTTTTATATACTTTCTCCCCCTATATTAAAAATAAGGAAGAAAGAGAAACAAATGAACGAGCAATCCATATAATTTCACGATTAATATATGAAGATATACCTAAAGAACAGAGAAATTGGGCAAATTTTATGGACGAATTTAATTTACCTGTTTGGTTTGAACCATTAGTTAAAAACATCATCTACGATTAATGTATTCAGTCCAAAACCTGAAGACCTTAAAAGCTGTACATATTTTGGAGGAGGAACATATGAAGAAGATTATTAAGTTCTTAACCTTAATTCTCGCTCTATCTTCTGTAGGAATCGTTTTAACAGCGTGTGGGAGTTCAACGCCAAAGGCTGATTATACAGAGGTTAAGGCTGAAAAAGCGTTAAATGCTGGTAAGGACATTAAGGGGAAAACTGTTTCGATTGAAGTGGCTAAATTAGAACCTCGTAGTGCTTTTGGCTATAATATTGAGGCTGGAAAACATTTGAACTTCGTTTCAGAGGAAAATCCCGATGTAAAAGTTGGTGATAAATTAATTGTAAAAGTTAAAAAAGTAAAAAGCGTTATCGGTTCTTTTGTAATCAATTACGATCTTATCCATAAAACTAAAGGTAAAAAGATTTCAAACAACAAGAAAAAAGTTGCAACATCAAAAAACAAAAAATCTTCATCAGTTAAGCCCGACCCTAATGCTAGCGAAAGAACATGGACTTATAAAGACAACGTTTTTGACGCAGGTATAGAAACTTATAAATTTACAAAAGCTGAAATTAGAGATTCTGCCCAATCTGGACAAAAAGCTCTTGTACTCTATTGTGATATTACAAACAACTCAACAAGTAAGCCTGATCCTTCCTTAGTTACTTTGGTCATGACCGCTTCACAAAAAACTGATACTGCAGAAAAACAACTAACAAATGCAGTATCACTAAAATCAGATGAAAGTACTGATACTTCTCTTGAAAAATACGAAAATGCACTTTACGATAAATTATTACCCGGAAAGACTACGCATGCTGTTATTATATATGATTTAGTTAACGACAACCCTGTTAGAGTCGATTTCGAAAATGCTGATTCTGAAGTTATAGGTTTTAAAACCTATAATTTAAAAAAGTTAAAGTATATTAAATCAAATAATTCTAGTGTGATTGATGCTGACGCTAACCAAAATGATAATAGCTATAGCTCTTCATCGTATTCACAAAAAGAGGCCCCTGTAAAAACTAATACTCAAACAAAACAGACCTCGGCACCAGCTCAGACCAGTAACAATAAAAAAGAATCAACAACGTCTAGTGAACCAAAAGATACTGACATGGTTAGTATAGGGAATGGTAGCTACTCTCAGTACAACGACCCTAATAGTCAAACGGATACTCCAAAAGAAGAACACGATCTTGAGGAATACGTAAAAGCACATCAAAACGATTACAACGATTAATAAATTTACATACCCCACTCCGGTGACTTGCAACGGTTCGATTCCGTTGGTGGGAATTAACTAAATAATATTGGAGGCGTAGCACTATGAAAAAGGATTATGATTTTAGCAAATGGGATTGGATGTATGACAATGATTTTATGACATACAATGAATTGATTCTAAGATTACGAAAAGATTTGAATGAACCCGAGTTTTTCGCATATGACTTATTTGTTCCACATGATGAAGAAGAGTATAAGGAAGTATTAGCAGATACAAAACGAATGCAAGAGATCCTTAGAAATCCCCGCTCTAATAACGTCATTTCTCCAAAAACTGCTGAATTAGAATACGGTAAACCTTTTGATCAGATAACCCAAGAAGAGCGTGATGCTTTTATTAGTAAAAAGCTCAAACAGAGCGGAGTTTTTAATAAGAACGACTAATGCCGAATGGCTTATTTTTTTGAACTCAAAAAGAACATATGTTTGTATTTTTGAATCAAATGTACACAAAGAAAGGAATTTTTAGATATGCCAAAATGGGAACCCCTTAAAAATAAACCAAATATTTATCGGTATAAAAACATCGGTGACAAAAAATATAAATATGGCGTCCGTCGTACTTACCAACTCGTTGGACAAAAACGTAAAGAGTTCACGAAAAGTGGTTTAAAGTCCGCTTCTGACGCTAAGGTAGTATTAGATAAATTCAATGCTGATTTGTATGCCGATAAAATAAAGCCTAAAAATCAAGCTAATATGACCATTGGACAATGCTACGAAGAAATGAAAGAGCTTAAGTTTAAATCTGGGAAATGGCGAAAAACAACAGTTCACGTTTCTAATCTTTATTTTAAAAAATATATTAAAAATGTTTTTTCTGATACCAAGATATCAAAAATGAATCGGGCTGATTATCAAGCGTTCATTAACTCACTTGCTGACCGTGGGCTTTCAAAAGCTTATATTGAAGATATTAACGGATTGTATCAATCTATCATGAATTATGCAGAATATAATGATTACATCGTTAAAAACAAGATTCAGCACATTGACTTACCAGATGGGAAAGCACCAAAAAGTATGACTCTTGAAAAAGAAGATTATGAAAAGTGGTTCAAGACGGCAAAAAAAGTCTTGAATCCTTATTACTATTCAGTTGTTCGCTTGCTGGCCCTCGGAGAACGCCGTGGTGAGTTGTTAGGATTACGTTATGAATCTTTTGAAAAGCTATCTAATGAGGATACGGTACGCTATAAAATACTGTTTGACCGTGCTCGTAACCCTATCGCTAAAAATGGATCAGATTTAAAAACAACATCTTCTTATCGCTATATCATTGCTAACCAAGATATGAACGAAGATATTGAAAATGTATTGTTTCTTTCCAAGAAAATACGTCTGAGTCAAAAGCAAACAATAAAACCAGATGACTATGTGGTTGTTTCAATAGGTACTGGTTTACCAATGGCACCTGTTTACATTAATAAGTTATTTTCCAAAGTATCCGAAGCATGCAATATTAGAATTCACCCTCACATGCTCCGTCATTATTTCGCCACGGTTGCTTTGCAAAACAACATCAACAACATTTCAGTAATGAAATGGCTTGGTCATGCTAAACCAGAAATGACTGATAAATATTTTAGGTCAAACGAAAGCTCCATACTAGCGGTTTCTGATGAGATTCACGGTAAATTTTAA